TGCTCAGAGTTCTCCTTACGCAACTTCTGTAAAACAACTACTATTGGCCCCGTAATAATCGCAACCGCAATCGGAACCAGAACAGTCTCCATGTCACACCCAGCGACTCCCCACAGGTTCAGCGTTATAGCCGTTCACCTTGGCATCAGCAACCGTTTTGGCTTGACGCTCACGAATCGTAGGACCATGAAAATCTTCCTGCCCGTATGTGAAACCCAACCGAATTGTCTTCACATGGCATCCAAAACACACCGCACCACGGCGGGGCAATTCCTCAGCCTCAAAAGACTTACCACACGGCTCACAAACAAAAACTTGCATCACCCTTAGTCCCAACCGCTACTTCTCACATTATGGGACCCAATCAACGCCCTCTCAGGCTTCTTTTCACGAATAATGTGCTTTTCCCACCAACCCAACGTATTCACCTTCGGCGTATCCGTCCCACGATACTCAGGAAGCCACACATACTTCAACATCTGATTCGCAATCGCCAACGACATCACCCTGTCATCATGCGGAGAACCATGCATCTTTCCATTCTCCTCACGCACAAACGTACGCAACTCGGCAACCGTAGACTTACACCACAACCCCAACACACTGTCACGCAAACCAGCATTCAACTCGTCCACAGCCAACGGTTTAGACACACTCGTCGTACGCCAACCCAACGTCTCCGACACAGTCGGATTACGTTGACCCAACCGACGCTGCCGAAACAAATTCTTATACCCCACACGCTGCAACCCCTTCAACGTTGTCAAACCATGATTGTTTGACTCCACACCAATCAACGCCTTGTTATACCAATGCCCAATCGCATACAACGTTTCCTCACCAAACAAGTCAGCATCAATATGACCATGCCAATGCGCCACTATCTCCCCTGTGGACGCATTCAACACGTGAGCCGAAGAATAGTCACCATGCCCCAAACCCTCAGCAACGTCAGCCCCCACCACATACACCTCACCCAACTCAGGAAAATTCCATACAGCAAACTCGCCACCATCCTCACGAAACTCATACACCCCACGACCCGGCAACTTCGCCAAATAGCCACGATACGGCTCAACCAACTCCAACTCCCTCAACACCTCCAAATCAAACACAGGACGACCAGAACGAATAAACGCCTCATCAGGGTCAGACGGATACTCTTGTGCCAACTGCCAATCAGGCAAATCACGCTTCTTAGCCTCATACCACTCATCGTCACGTTCACCAGCCGACCACGGAAAAAAGATGCCAACGAACCTATTGGTGCGGGTCTGCGACCCGACCCACAAATCATGAAAAATGTTTCCCTCACCATTTGCCGTAGACAAACAAATAACACGACCACCAACGTCAGCAATCGGCTCAATAGAAGCCCACGCCTCATCAGGATTCGGCAAGAACGCCATCTCGTCAATCACCACCCTGTACACCGCTTCACCACGAGCAGGGTCATTACCCGAAGGAAGCGACTCAATAGATGCTTCGTTATCAAACACCATCTTCAACTGGTTATCGGACACAACTTGAGGTCCACGCACCTTCATCCACTGAGGCAACATCTTGTAACCATACTTCGTTTTCTGCAACAACTTAGATGCCTCACGCTCAGTACGAGACAACATGACCACAAACCTGTCAGACCAAAAAAACGTTTCCCAAAACACAAACGCAGCAGCAAGAGTAGAAAACCCAATCTGACGAGCCTTCAACACAATCGTATAACGATGCTCCATCCAATTCCGGGCAGTTTCCAACTGCGCTTCACGCAACACAAACTTGATACGTCCACGCTCAGGATGACGAATATGCCAATACGTTGAGCAAAAATACTCAAACGCTGCGAGCGCATCATCCACTGATGCGTCGTCAGCAACTCTGCATTTACGCCACTCCTTCTCGTTGAGAAGGTCCCCCAAATCCATTTAATGCCTCTTTACTTTGCTCCTACCAAACGCTTTATCGTTCGGGTTCACCCAACGCAACACAGGAGGCAACACCGCAATCACAGCAGCCTTAAAGATGTCTTCGGGATTCCAGTTACCTGTAGCGATGACAGCAGCAACCGCAGAGAGTGCGCTGCGTGCGTATGATTGTAGGGCGGCTTGTTGTTTCTTATTCAATTGCATCCGATTTTTCCTTAATTGTAAAATTGAAGTTTAGCAGTAGGCGAACTTTGCTTGTTTCTGGAAGCAGACCAGTATGGTAACGGTGTCCCTCAAACATAATTCCACTATTGGGAACTGGGGTTATGCGACACATTTCTGTCAGTTCATCTGGTTTGGGCAATGATTCTCCGTTGAAAGTTTCGTTGTACAAAATAGTGTCTCCGTCATCTCCAAACACGTAAACAATAGCCGTTTTGTACTTTATTCCGTCTGCGCAGAAGTTTGGTATGTCAACGTGGGGAAAGCCACGATGCTGAGAACCGTTTTGCAATGACAAAAACGAGCGAACACGCAACAACTCTTTTAGCACTAATCCGTTCTGCTCTAACAAAGCCCACAAGTACGGCATCACAATGTGGAGTCCGTCACTGTGTTGTTTCAATTCGTCATAAAACCGATGACTGAAACCAGTTGCATTCAAGTCGTTGTCGTACTCATCAGTCAAGTTTCCGCTGTGTATGTTGCCGCTGTAATAATGCGGAAAGTTGGGAGACAACAACCATGAAGCAACATAATCAGACTGCTGTTTCGGAAGAAGATTATGCGTCAGCATCAATTACCTTGAACTCGTCACTATCAACATCATACCAATAGCCATTTCCAGCATAAGCACCTCTGAACGAGCCAGAGTAACTTGTTTGCAACCACAAACCTTCTAAACCGATGGAAGCAATGAAGACTTGACCAATTGGTTCTGATTCAGGAAAGTTTCCGCCTCCGCAATCGTCATTAGATACGACAATGACCTGCTCAACAATGTTGAACTCGTTTATTTTTGCGAAGTGTGCCATGTTACGCCGCCACCGTCAAAGTGCTTGTCGAGTTGAATGTGTGGACAGTGTACGAACCAGCCGTGGTCTTTGTGCCGCCAGTGATTGAATTCAGTCCTGCGCCGCTTGCATCGGAGGTCAGATATCTGATGATGACTACGCCGCTTCCGCCGTTACCACCATTACCGCCATGAGTTCTTCCTCCGCCGCCACCACCCGTATTAGCCGTTCCAGCGATAGCAGTGGTGTTGCCAACACCTGCTGCTCCACCACCCTGACCGCCTGTTCCGTTGTTGAGTCCATCTTGCGAGCCGCCACCGCCGCCACCGCCGTAATACTGATTGCTTCCAGTTTGGTAAGCATTCTGGATTCCGTCACCGCCGTTAGCGCCGTCAGTGCCTCCTGAGCCTGCTGCTTGACCAGCACCACCGCCACCGCCGTGCTTATCGCCCGAGCCGACGTTCCCTGCTGAACCTGCGTAGCCTTCTACTGGTGTGTAACCACCTGCGTTACCTGCGCCACCAGCGCTTACGGTGCCACCGTTGAAGTGACCGCCCCCACCAGAACCACCCGCATAACCAGCAATTGCGTATCCACCAGAGTTCGTAGAAGTAAATGAGCCTCCACCACCGCCACCAGTAGCAGTCAAATTCTTAAAGAACGACGGATTACCGTTACCACTATCTCGTGGCAATGCAAATTCATTTTGACTCTGCGAAGTAAGCGCTCGCTGACCTGTGCCACCAGCACCCACAATAACCAAATATGTGCCAGCACCCAAAGTTTCATTAGTAATGGTCCGCACACCGCCAGCACCACCGCCACCAGCAGAACCACCACCTCCGCCAGCAACCAACAAATAATCTATTGAAAGTGTTGAAGCAGGAACAGGACTTGCGATTGTATTCCACGAAGAAACATAACCCAAAGTACGGCGACTACCAGCCACAACTACTCCTCTACGATAAGTTCAGGCTCAGGCGGAGGAGGAGGAACAATCACAACACCGTTCTTCACTTCCCAACCAATAGCCGCAGGCGACTCAGCAGTATATTCAATCAGATGCGTCGGGTCATCATTCACCCAATCAGCAGCCTTTACGCTGATGTTCACCACAACACCATCAGTGGTGTCAGGTTCGCAATGGGCAACTGTGCGTTCGCTCATGCTAGGTACTCAATCCACACATAACCTGAACCGCCTACCGCACCGTTGGTACCTGCCGTGCCGCCTGCCCCTACGGTGATGGTGATGCTTGCGGCTGGTGTTACTGCGCCGCCTGCGACAACATACGAGCCGTTTTGACCCATGATGTTAAACGCGCCGCCACCTTCAAGTCCTTGTGCTCCGTTGCCGCTATTTGCTGCACCAGCGTTTCTTGCCGCTGCTGTGGAGTTTGATGATTGCGTCATGGCTTCGCCGCCAGTTGCGGTGATAGTCCCACCAGAAAACGCAACAGAACTGTTGCCGCCTGCGCCGGAACTTGCACCTATTCCGCCACCGCCTGCGCGAATGTGTGCCACCGCATAAGTGACACCAGCAGGAACAGTCCAAGTACCATCAGCAGTGAACCTATCTACTCTCATATTACCTCTTGTTGGAACTGATTGAATGACCAGTCCACTCACATAACTTGTGATGGACATTGTTACACCGCAATTCTGTTAACAAATCCGTACAATACAACAACATCAGCAGTCGCAGCAAACGCACGCACAACCCGAGCAGTCGCATTACCCTGCAACAACAAACCAGGAACAATCGTCACAAGACCAGCCTCGGGAAGAACCGTCAACTCAATGTCATTGTCAACAGCAGTCGTTCCACCGAACTGAAGCGTCAACTTCACCGACGAACTAGAAGTGTTCACCGCATACAACCACACTTCATCAATGGTTGTGGTCGTGGTTGAAGCAGTGTGGATTGCGGTACCAGTTCCACTGGTCGCCGCAACCTTAACACCCAACCCAGTACCCGTAGTACCAGCAGGCTGAAGGGCGAGTTTTGTAAAAGTTGCCATATCTACTCCTTGTACCTAACGCTACCTATTAACTGAACACCGCATTACACAGAACATTTTCCGCATCATCAAACGTCACCGCAGGCGACAACGACGACACAGCCCCCGCAAACACACCAGACCCCACA